CGAGAAAATATCCCCGGTGGGATTCCGCCGATTCGCGATTCGGATCCGCCTCTTCGACCCGGAGAGGGCTTTCTCCTTTCACTTCGCCGGTTCGAGGGGGCAGATCTGAGTCGCGGAAAGGAGAAGGAACGCGATGGAAGAGGAGGAGAACGCTATCGGATCGCCCCCGGAGACCCCGGAGGCGATGGAGACGAAGCTGATAGGCCTTGCGATGCGCAACGCCGAGGAGCTTCTACAGGCCCGGAAGGCCCCGACGACCGTTCTGGTCCATTTTCTGAAGCTCGGGTCCCTGCGGGCGGAGATAGAGTTGCAGAAGGCCCTGAAGGAGAGGGACCTCCTCGTCGCCCGTACGGACGAGACCCGGGCGAAGACGGATCGCGGGGAGATCGCAGCCAACGCCATTGCGGCCTTCCGATCCTATCGCAGTTCGGAGGACGCGGATGACTAGGACATATTCCCATCTGGTGTCGCTTCCGGATTACAGCGACCGCTTCGACTACCTGAAGATCAAGGGAACCGTCGGAGAGCCGACTTTCGGATGGGCCCGATATTTGAATCAGGTGTTCTACAGGAGTCGGGCGTGGCGTCGTGTTCGCGATCACGTGATCGTTCGGGATTCCGGCTACGATCTGGCCCATCCGGATCATCCGATAACCGGGAAGATCCTGGTGCATCACATGAATCCGATCACCGAGGAGGATCTGGATTCCCGCAATCCCGATATTCTGGATCCGGAGTTCCTGATCGCAGTGTCCCACGATACGCACAACGCCATACACTTCGGTCTCGATCGACCGCCGATCCCGGCGTTCGTCGAACGCCGTCCGAACGACATGATTCCCTGGAGGTGAGATGACCGTACTATCCGACGTGAAACAGTATCTCGGGATCGACCCCGCGGATACGACCTTCGACGCCGACGTGATGATGCACATCGACTCGGCACTCGCAGTTCTCAACGATCTTGGCGCCTGCGGTCCTCTTACGTGCACGCCGGCCCTCGAATGGTCGTCGGTGTACTGGGACCCCAGGCTCTCTATCGTCAAGAACGTCGTCTACCTCCAAACCAGACTGGTCTTCGATCCTCCGCAGTACTCGTTCCACGTCGCCCCCCTCGAAAAGGTCCTGTCGGAGTACAAGTATCGGATACGAGACATAGCCGAGGAGGCGAAATGACCGTACTCAAGCAATACGGCATCCCAGGAATGAAGTGGGGGATTCGGAGGGCGACGACTCGGGGGTCGACCCCTCCGTCCAAGAGGAAGCCGAAAGCCGAGGGATCCTCCGTCGAGACCGAGAGCGGCCACAAGCGCGTTCGGGACATGACCGACACCGAGCTCCAGAGCAAGATCCGACGGATTCAGCTCGAACGTCAGCTCGAGTCCCTCATGCAGAAGCCCCCGCCCCCGAAGTCGAAGGGGCGCGAACTCGTCGAGAGCATCCTCTACGACACGGGTCGTGATCTCGGCAAGAAGGCGCTCACTCACATCGGAACGCAGGCTCTCGATCGCGTCATTCCCGGGTTCGCCGCTTCTCAGAAGAAGGAGAAGGGGAAGAAGAACGCGACGGTGAACGATGTTCGCAACATCGTCGAGGAGATCAAGAACGCGTCTCAAAATGGGAGTAAGTCCGAGAAGCCGAAAGACGATAAGAAGGAGAAGAAGGCGCCTGAGCAGAAGCCCGCCGACGCCAAGAAGGACGAACCGTCGCCACCGCCCCCGCAGGACACTCCGAGGACCGGTCGACCCGCACCCTCTGGGGAAGGTTACCCAAAAGGTGGAAGCGGCGAAGGCGATTCTACGCGTAAGCGCCGCTTCTTCGGTGGAAGAGGACGAAGCGCCGGCCGTGGCGCACGGCAGACGAAGCCCTCGGGCCCGGTCCGCGTTCCCGACGCGTCGGTGCGCTCGATCAGTCGGGAGATCGTCCTCCGGGGTTCGAATTACTGACCATGCTGTCGAACACCGCGATCCCCCATCACTACGCCGAGTTCAAACGTGCCGTCCTCTCCGGCGAGATCCCCGTGTGCCGGGAGATCTCTATGGAGATGAATCGGATCGACCATCTTGTGGAGGACCCGAGGTACTACTACGACGACGAGGCGATCGACGGGTTCGTCAGATACTGCGAGAACGAGTGCACCCTCACCAACGGGGACTCCTTCACCCTTCTCCCGTCGTTCAGGGTCTGGGCCGAGCAGCTGCTCGCCTGGTTCTACTTCGAGGAGCAGAGCGTCTACGTCCCCAACGAGAGCGGCGTGGGCGGGCATTACGAAACCCGCCGGGTCAAGCACCGTCTCGTCGACAAGCAGTACCTCATCGTCGGGCGGGGCGCGGCCAAGTCCATGTACTCCTCCCTGATCCAGTCGTACATGCTGAACATCGACACGACCACGACCCGTCAGGTGGTCGTGGCCCCGACGATGATCCAGGCCGAGGAGATCATGGGCCCCATCAAGACGGCGATCGCCAGGGCCCGGGGGCCTCTATTCGCGTTCCTCACCGAGGGCTCGTTGCAGAACACCACGGGCAACCGGGCCAACCGCCCCATGCTCCACCCCACGAAGAAGGGGATTCAGAACTTCATCACCGACTCCCTGATCGAGGTCCGCCCCATGGCGGTCGACCGTCTTCAGGGGCTTCGCTCCAAGGTCAACACCGTTGACGAGTGGCTCTCGGGGGATGTCCGCGAGGACGTCGTCGAAGCCCTGGAGCAGGGCGCATCGAAGGTGCCCGGATGGATGATCATCGCGACATCCTCCGAGGGTACCGTGCGAAACGGCGTCGGCGACACGAAGAAGATGGAGCTCCTGAAGATCCTGAAGGGGGAGGTGTACGATCCCCACACCTCGATCTGGCACTACCGCCTCGACGCCGTCGAGGAGGTGGGCGACCCGAACAAGTGGCTGAAGGCCAATCCGAATATCGGGAAGACCATCTCCTACGAGGCGTACCAGCGGGCCGTATCGAGAGCGGAGGCCAATCCTTCTCTCCGGAATGATATTCTGGCGAAGATGTTCGGCATTCCGATGGAGGGGTACACGTACTACTTCACTTACGAGGAGACGCTCGCCCGTAAGAAGAAGGTCGAGTTCTGGCGCATGTCTTGCGCGATGGGGGCCGACCTCTCGCAGGGAGACGACTTCTGCGCATTCACGTTCCTGTTTCCGCTGCAAGGCGGAGATTTCGGCGTCAAGACGAGGTGCTACATCACATCGCATACCTTGAACGCCCTCCCCGCCGCCGCACGTGCGAAGTACGACGAGTTCATCAACGAGGGATCGCTTCAGGTGATGGAGCGGACCGTTCTCGATATGATCGAGGTCTATGAGGACCTTGATCGGTATATCGAGCGGTCCGAGTACGATGTGTACGCCATGGGGTACGACCCCTACAACGCCAAGGACTTTGTTCAGCGCTGGGAGCAGCGCCACGGGGCCCACGGCATCGAGAAGGTGATCCAGGGGGCGAAGACGGAGTCGGTTCCACTCGGGGAGATCAAGATCCTGGCGTCGGAACGACTCCTCGCGTTCGACCAGTCGCTCATGCAATGGGCGATGGGGAACGCTATCGCCCTTACGGACACCAACGGCAACCGCAAGCTCTACAAGGCCAAGCGGGAGCAGAAGATCGACGCGGTCGCCGCCTTAATGGACGCGTACATCGCATACAAGGTCCATCGCAACCGCTTCGATTAGAAAGGAGGGCGATTGAGCCTCAGATCAACGCTAAGGAAGTTCGAGAGCGTCTTCGACTTCTTCTCCTCGAAGAGGCGTCGAGAGGTCGACGAGGGGACTTCGGGCAGTCGATACGGTTCGATGCTCTTCAGTCCCTTCCGAACCACTGCGAACCAGTTCACCACGAAACTGTACAACCAGATCGCGATCGACGTCGCATCGACGACGTTCCGGCACATCGAGCAGACCGGCTCGGGGGAGTACTCAAAGGATATTCTGTCGTCTCTCGACAAGTGCTTCCGGTTCATGGCCAATGTCGATCAGACCTGGTCCGCGTTCCTTCGGGACGTCGTCTGGACGTTATTCGAGAACGGCCATGCCGCGATCGTCGCCACAGACACCACCGCGAACCCCTTCTACACCGAGGAGTTCGACGTCCTCTCCCTGCGAGTGGGCACGGTGACTCAGTGGAATCCGAGAAGCGTTCGGATCTCGCTCTACAACGACCGAACGGGACAGCGCGAGGAGATCAACATCGAGAAGGATCTCGTCGCCATCGTGAACAATCCGATGTTCATGGTGATGAACGAGGCGACCTCCGATCTTCGTCGCCTTCTTCGAAAACTCGTCCTTCTCGACGCCATCGACGAGCAGTCCGGGTCGGGTAAGCTCGATCTGATCATCCAACTTCCCTACAGCGTCTCCAGTGAGCGTCAGATGCAGCGTGCCGAACGCCGGCGCAAGTCTCTGGAGCGCCAGATGGAGAACAGCAAGTACGGGGTCGGCTGGATCGACGACACCGAGAAGGTCACACAGCTCAACCGGGCTTCGGAGAACAATCTGATGGCCCAGGTCGAGTGGTTGACCACCCAGGTGTACTCGGCGCTCGGCATCTCCAAGGAGATCTTCGAGGGAACCGCGACCGAGCAGCAGATGCTCGTGTACCAGACCCGGACGCTCAACCCGATTCTCCGTGAGATCGCGACCACGATGTCCTACGCATTCCTCGGGGAGAACGCCCGAGGGCGCGGGCAGAGGATCGCGTGGTTCCGGGATCCGTTCGAACTCGTTCCGATGTCCTCCATGGGCGACCTCGTCCAGGCGCTCACCTCCGCCGAGGTGATGACGTCGAACGAGGCCCGTGCGAAGCTCGGCTTCATGCGGGCCAGTGATCCGCGCGCGGACAAGCTCGTCAACGCGAACATCAACTCGACGTCCCCTCCGGACGTTCCGAAACCGACGACCGAGGAGGTCTCATAATGGGAGGCAATTCCCGAACCCCCGACTGCGAGGGGTGGGCCACCCGATACGGGGTCCGGTGCTCCGACGGAGTCACCATTGGGAACGGGGCATTCGCCCATGAGGACGGGAACAAGATTCCCGTTGTCTATCAGCACAATCACACCGAGTCGTCCGAGCTGCTCGGGCACGCCATTCTCAAGCACGAGAGCGGCGGAGTCCGCGCCAAGGTGTTCTTCGATGATACCCCGCAGGGGGACAATGCCCGTAAGCAGGTGAGGTCCGGTACTCTGGGCGCCATGTCCATCTACGCCAAGAACGTCCAGCGCCGGGGCAACGTGGTCAGCCACGCGGATCTCGTCGAGGTCTCACTCGTTCTCCGGCCGGCCAACCCCGAGGCCCGCATCTACGATGTCGCGCTCGAGCACTCCGGCGAGGGCGGCACCTACTACACCGACGAGGGCGAGATCGTCATCGAGAGCGGCGAGCCTCTCGTCCTCCAGCACGACGACTCGGATGAGAAGTCCGACGACAAGACCGAGGACGACTCCAAGGAGAAGACCGTCGGGGAGATCTACGACGCGATGACCGAGGAGCAGAAGCGCGCCGTCGCGGCGATCGTCCTCGAAACCGTCCGAACCGCCGGCGAGGACGGCGCCACTGAAACCGAGAGGAAGGACTCCGACGTGAGCCCCACCACCCATAACGTCTTCGAGCGAGGGTCCGATTCCGACCTCAAGCAGGATGACGTCGACGTCGCCGGGGCCGTCGCGGCTATCGGCGCCGATATGAAGAAGGGGATGACGTTCAAGCAGTCGCTCCTTGTTCACGCGGAGAGCTACGGGATTTCGAATCCCGAGATGCTCTTCCCCGAGCCCAAGGACACCGGCGGCATCACCGAGCTCCGGAGGGACCAGACCTGGGCCAACCGTCTGGTCTCCGGGGTCACCCATCTCCCCTTCTCCCGCTTTCGGTCCCGCTACGCGGTGCTCACCGGCGACGAGATTCGGGCCCGAGGCTACATCACCGGCTCCCTCAAGTACGACACTGTGTACAAGAGCCTCAAGAGGCAGACCTCACCGACGACGGTCGTCGTCAAGACCAAGCTGGACCGTGACGATCAGCTCGACATCACGACCATCGACATCTGGGAGTGGATGAAGCGCCAGCTCACCATCGACATGAATGAGGAGCTCGCTCGAGCGTTCCTCATCGGCGATGGTCGCGACGCCGACTCCGCCGACAAGATCAACCCGGACTGCATCCGTCCCATCCTCGCCGAGGACGACCTCTACGCCCCCAAGTACGCACTGAGCTCCGACGCCCTCGACGTCAAGACCAACCTCGACCTCCTCGTCGAGGAGATGACGTACATGCTGGACGAGTATCGCGGCAAGAGTGAGCCCCTGTTCTGGGCGCCCAAGCGCACCATCGACCGGCTCACCTGGCTGCGCGACAAGCAGGGTCGTCGCATCTACAGGACGCGAGACGAGCTCGCCAGCGCCATCGGCTGCTCCGGGTTCGTCAACGTCCCCCTGCTCAAGGGCGCCAAGATCCAGCTGGAGGGCGGCCTTCGGGACGTCTTCGGCGTCTTCTTCCTCCCGAGCGACTACAACGTCGGCACCGACAACGGCGGTCAGCTGACCTCGATGGAGGGGTTCGACATCGACCACAACCAGCGGAAGGCCCTTCAGGAGACCCGGTGCTCCGGTGCGCTTCGGGACCCCGGGACCGCGGTGATCGTCACCGGTGCCCTCGCTCCCGTCGCCGGCGCCAAGAAGGACCCGAAGAAGTCGACCGATCCTCAGCTTCCCGAGATGAACTGAGCGATCGTGAAATACTTCGGCAGAATCGCGTTCTCCTCTGTCGAAGAGGCGTCCCCCGGTATCTTCGTCGAGACTCCCGTCATCCGAAGATACCGGGGGAACGTCACGACCAATGCCCATCGGTACAGCATGGGCTCGGATCCGAACGGGAAGGTGCAGTCCGGTCAGATTCTCTCGATCGTCGGAGACGAGTACGCTTTTTCGCACCCATTCGATATTCGGTGGGTCGAGTTCGGCGGGGAGAAGTGGCTCGTCGTGTACACGGATATTCGGCGCCCCCGGCTGTACTTGACTCTCGGAGCGCGGTACAATGACGAGGGATGACCTTCACCAGGTTCTCGTTCAGATCCTCGGATCGAACAACGTGTATTACCATCCGCCCGTGAATCTGAAGATCTCGTACCCGGCGATCGTGTACGAGAAGACGCAGTACTGGCAGGCGTACGCCGATAATCGCGGTTACGCGCGAATCCCCCAGTACCGGGCGACCGTAATATCCAGACTGCCGGATCATCCGGCGATCGAACGCATTCTGGATCTCCGTGGAAGCGATTACGTCTCGCATTTCGTGTCCGAGGGGCTCCATCACGATATCATCGACATCTTCCAATAAGGAGAATCATGGCAGCCCTGGAATGGGACAAGATTGAGAACAGGACCGGCGAGAACGGCGCCGATCACGGCGTCATCTACCGACTCGACCAGACCGGAGCCTACAACAAGGCCGAGGTCTGGGACGGCCTCACTGCGGTGAACATGTCGCCCGAGGGCGCCGAGGCCCAGAAGATGTACGCCGACAACATCCTGTACGGCACTCTTCGCGGCGCTGAGACCTCTAAGGGCACTATCGAGGCGTTCCGCTTCCCGGAGTCCTTCCGTGAGTGCGACGGCACCAAGCTCATCGACGCCGCGGTCGAGGGTCTGTACGCCACGGGCCAGCAGAGGCAGCCCTTCGGCTTCTCGTGGCGCACGCTGGTTCTCGATTCCAACGGCACCGAGATCGGCTACAAGATCCACCTCACCTACGGCAATACCGCGTCGCCGTCCTCGCAGGACAACAGCACCATCAATGAGTCCCCCGAGTACAAGTCCTTCTCGTGGGAGTTCGAGTCGGTTCCCGTGCCCGTGCCGGGACTGCGCCCCTCGGCGCGTCTCGAGCTGGACAGTCGGAAGGTTCCGGCGAAGAAGATGGAGGCGGCGCTCGACGTCCTCTACGGGCGGAAGACCGAGCCCGCCAAGCTCCCCACGCCGGCGGAGCTCGTGGCCCTCATGAAGGCCGCGAATTAGGAGACCGGGAATGCTCGAGCTGCACCTGCCGGAAGTCGACGGATGGGATGAGTCTGCTGAGGAGTTCGTCAGACTGCCGGCGTTGACGGTGCGGCTCGAGCATTCCCTCCTCTCCCTCTCAAAATGGGAGGGGAGAAACAAGGTCCCGTTCTTCGGTCCGAAGGAGCGGTCGACCGAGGAGATGCTCGACTACATCTCATGCATGGCGGATCCCGACATTCCGTTGACCGTGCTCATGCGCTTCCGGGAAGAGGACTTCCTCAAGGTCAACGACTACATACAGGACAAGATGACTGCGACGACGATCACGGATCACACTGGAACCTCGCCGAAACGGCAGATCGTCACCTCGGAACTCATCTACGCCTGGCTGACCCTCCTCGAGATCCCTTACGGGGACGTGGAGCACTGGCACCTGAATCGGCTGCTGACTCTCATTCGAACCGTTCAGGTGCTCAAGGATCCGAAGAAGAACCGGAAACCGACTCCGTCAGCACTGGCGGAGCGCGACAGGCTCAATGCCATGCGGAACGCCGAAGCGGCGAGAAGGAGAGCAAGACGTGGCTAACATCAAGGGCGTGCTCACGGCGTGCCCGACGACGATTCTGGTGAACCCCGTAGTCAACGGGGCGGCGGATCTCAAGAAGAAGCGATTCGCGATTCGTCCCGGAGTCGTAGTGGACATCACGACAGACGACGGCTATTACAACATCGAGTCGAACGAGGGTCAGTTCGACACCGAGATGCGAATGCTCGCTGGAAGTCTGACTCCCGACGACCTCCTCTCCTCCGGAACCGGAGCCTCGGGCGGAGGCTTCCTCCGTCTCGGAGTCACAGACCCGGTGCCCCCGGGTACGCCCGAGGGCACCCTCGTGATTCGGGTGCCATGAGCATCGCGCTACGAGGGTTCGCCCACGCCGAGGCCTTCAAGGGCGTTGCGACGCCGCTCAGCGCCACCTCCAGAGTCGGAGACACCGCGGTCCTCATAATGAGTGGTCAACAGGTGTCGCCCGGTGATCTGGTCGTCCCGGAGGGATGGACCGGCGTCGCCCAGCAACAGATTACCGGGATCACCAGGTGCGGCTACTTCGCTCGACGCCTGATCACTGATCCCGCGCAGACCCAGAACATCCAGTGGGCGAACAAGAGTCAGTTCTGGGGAGCGAGGCAGAACGCGTTCCTGATGATCTTCGACGGCGAGGCCGACGTTCGCCCGGGCGACCCGCCCTGGGCCGAGGGAATACCGACCATTGAGCGGGAGTCCTACGTCATCTCCCAGAGTCACGGGCCGTCTGCTAATCCGTTGATGGAATGGACCGTCCTCGACGGAGACATCGTGTTCACCGGAAAGGCGACGGTCTCGACCGAGAAGTCGTGGTCCGCCCTTCGCGTGGCCCGCACATCCCACACGCCCGTTGTTGGTCCCCCGGGGCAGGTTCCCGCGGCGTGGCTCGCGTTCTCCATCGTCAGGCCCATCCCGGCCCCCTTGCAGAACGTGTCCGTCTACGAGGGCGGGTCGACCAAGCCGTGCATCCTCTCCGTGTGGAGGAGGCGCGATGAGGTCTTCGCCAGGAGAGCCGGTGTCATGCCGTCCCTGGCCAGGACCACTACGGCCCTGCTCGCCAAGAGCGGCTTCATCGTGGCTCATCGCGGAGGCTCTCAGGGCTGGGTCGAGGGAACGGCTCAGGGTTACACCGATTCCGTGGCGCACGGGGTCGACGCCCTCGAGTTCTCGGCCGCGAGGACCGTCGACGGCGTCTGGTTCCAGAACCACGACAACAATCTGAAGTCCCTCGGAGGACCGGATCGCTCGACATCCACGATGACATGGTCGGAGGTCGTCGAGGCGCTGAAGGGGACCGGGAAGACGCCGTGTCGTCTCGATTGGCTTCTGGAGCATTACGGGGACGGCGTCATCGTCTTCGACCCGAAGACCTCGTTCGCCCGTTACGACGAGATTCATGATATTTTCAAGAGTCGGCGTGACCGGACCATCATGAAGTTCTTCGGGGACAACAAGGCGTTCTTCCAGCAGATGAAGCTTCGCGGATATTCGACCTGGGGGTACGCCTATCCGTCGTCCGTCGGTTCCGCATGGTGGAACGACTTCGTGAACGGGGCATACGTCGACATCCCCTCGATGTCGTGGGACGCGTCTGCGGATGTTTGGAAGACGCTGACGGATACCGGGAAGCCGGTAGTCTCCCACATCACCTCCATCAAGGCGCAGATCGACGCAGCCGCGGCGAAGGGCGCACGGGGGTCCATCGTCTCCGCCGTATCCACAGTACTGTCAATCCAAGTGTAAGGAGAATCATGGCAACCACTGTTCAGTACGGGACGGTCTTCACGACTCCCGTCGTCATTCGCCCGCTGACCGTCAAGGAGGAGGACCTCAAGAAGAAGGGGGTCTATCTCGACAAGACGCGCACCACGGTGAACCTGGAGGCCGGCATCTACCTCTTCGAGTTCCCGAAGACCAACCTTCCGGTCATCCCCCGGAAGATCAGCGGGACCGGCACTCTCACGGTCGACGCCGTCATTCCGTCGTGATCATGGGCAAGCAACCCGTCGTACGAGCCGAGAGGATGGGGCTGCCCGGCACCTCGGCGGTTCTCCGCCCCGGGGCGAAGGATCTTCAGCCCTCCGAGAAGACATATCTCGTCGAAGTCGTGGGGGAGACTCCGACCGCCGCTCCGATCCGAGTCGGGGGTTCGGTGTCCTACGGGCAGGTGCTCAACGAGCTCGCGCCCATCCGAGGCCTCACCGTGGGCGTCATCGGGGACTCCTTCACCGAGGGAGAGAACGGGGTTCCGTCCTATCTGGGGGTGGCCTCGGTCATGTGCAGGGAGCTGCACGCCGACGTCATCCCGTCCTATCAGACCGGAACCGGTTACCTCAGTCCCGGACAGGGCGGCAGGGCCGTGTTCGGTGACGACAGCCGGATCAACGCCGTCCTCGCCGGCGACCCCGACGTCCTGTTCTTCTTCGGGTCGGTCAACGACAGGGCCCGAGGGGACGGCAACGCCGTGGCGACCGCCGCCGAGGCCGCGTATCGGAAGGTCTGGAGCAAGCGACGTGATATTCCCATCATCGTGGCCGGAATCCAGCCGACGGCCGCTCCTCCGACGTTCTCCGACGCCTCCTCTGACATCAACCAGAAGATGCGGGCCCTCGTCGAGAGGCTCAATGAGGACTATCCGATCGCGTACATCGACCAGATCGGCACGAGTCTCGTCAATGCGACGGCGTTCGCCCAGGGCAAGCCGTACTCCGCGGGGGATGTCGTCTACTTCGAGGGCGTCGGTTACGAGTTCCGGGAGAACTGGACCGGGTCCACCCTTGCAGAGGCCCCGGTTCGCCGTACCTCGATCTGCTTCACGGGAACCGGTCAGGTCGGCACCCCGAAGGGGGACGGGAACAGGGATATTTACCTGCATTCGGACGGGACTCATCCCACGTGGTCCGGGTCCGAGGCGTACGGCAAGGCGCTCGCCGCCGAGTTCGCCGTGGCCTATCGGGAGACCTTCTTCCGGCGGCCGCGGACCGAGCACGCCGAACCTCCTGCGCCGCCGGTTCCGAACCCGTTCCGTGACGAGCCGCATCTCGCAGCATTCAACGCCCATTACTGGGACGAGGATGACGTCGTCGCATCGGAGACGAGGCTCCGGAAGGCCGTCTCCGACGGCGCCGACGGCTTCGTGTTCTGGGTCCGGAGCACATCGGACGACGTGCTCGTGCTGTCGTTCGCCAACACGCTCCCGATGGCGGAGGGGACCAGCCCCAGCATCAACCAGACGACTCTCGAGGCTCTGAGGGCCCTCAAGACGAAGGGCGGGAAGATCGCCACCTTCGAAGAGGGCCTCAAGCTCTGCAAGGAGCTCAACGTCGGATGTCTCGTGCTCAACGGCGTCAAGTTCCCCCAGGACGGCAGCCAGTCGTGGAACGTGCGCATCGAGAACAACATCGCCGCCATGGTCAAGACCGTGTTCGGCGACGACGCGTCGAAGTACGTCAAGTTCTACACCGGTCCGACCGATGCTGATGCGCGCACCCGGTACGCGGCCGTCGTCCCGGATGCCGAACAGGTCATCCACTATCACAACGACACCGTCGTCAACACTCCGCCGCCGGCCGGGAGCATCATCTCCTCGGCCAACACGCTCAACGCCGCGTCCGTGACCAAACTCAAGTCCTACGGGCGCCCGATGTGGTACACGCAGATTGCGAACCGGCAGCTGGGCGAGGGCGCGAGGAACCTCGGTGTCGACTGGAAGGGATTCACCTTCCGAGTGCGCGTTGCGCTCGAAGCCCTTCCACCGAAGCAGTGAACCCGCTCAAAATAGGAGGTTATATGAGCGATCCACAGGATCGGCAGGAGGCCGATCTCACCAGGAGCGTCGGCGATCCCTTCGAGGACCGGTCCGATGACGTTCCTCAGACGCCGGAGGTGATCTCGTGAGCGGTCCCGCCGACGTTCTGTACCACGCCGCCAAGCGGATCGGGTACTACGCCCCCGACGACCCGGAACCCGGGTCCGAGGCGGGCAGGTACTGGGCCGCCAAGACCGGACAGCAGTGGCTCGCCGGTCCGTCCACCTCGATCTGGTGGTGCATGCTCTTCGTGAGCATGTGCTTCGACGAGGCGGGTCAGATCGACGCAATTGGCGGCTTCTCTTACAACACCGACGTCACCCTCGCTCACATCCGGAACCACCCGGATGCGTACTTCGTGTCCGTCGGCGAAGCCGAGCCCGGCGACGTCGTCATCTTCGACTGGGACAGCAGCACGGTCGCGACCGACCACGTCGGCATCGTCGAGGCGAATCTCGGCGACGGTGTTCTCCAGACGATCGAGGGTAACACGTCGTCCGGCGCGTACGGCTCGCAGTCCGCGGGCAACGGCGTCTGGCGGCGCCAGCGGTCCTACGGGATCGCATACGTCATCCGTCCCGCGTGGGTCGGCAGCGGTTCGTCTTCGACGCCCGAGGTCAAGCCGTCGTGGTGGACTGACGAGGACGGCGTCTGGGGAGCCCAGACCGGCGGTCGATTCCGGCGTGTCATGGGGCTCACCGACCAGGCGTCGTGGGAGGAGGCCTGCAAGCGGTTCCAGACGTTCCTCAACTGGGCTCTCGACGCCTACGAGATCCACAAGCTCACGGGCGATTACAAGCTCGAGGTCGACGGCGTCGACGGTGAGAAGACCTGGAAGTGCTTCCAGCACTTCTGGAACATGTCCGACATCCCCGGCGACGACTCCCTCCTCGAGGAGGACGGAGTTCTGGGCGTCGACACCACCACGAAGGTCCAGAAGACCCTGAATGCCAGCTGGCACGGGTCGCAGGGCCTGGCCAAGGCTCCCTGAGGCTCATAATGGGAGGAATGGTACTGGAGGCCAAGGGCGGCTTCCCGAAAACCGAATCGTGGCTCGCGAAGATCGGCAAGATGTCAATCTCCGCCCAGTTGTCGCGCTACGGAGAGAAGGGCGTCCGCGCTCTGGCCTCCAGTACCCCCCGACGAACCGGGAAGACTGCCGGGTCGTGGGGGTATGAGATCAGTCAGAAGGGGAACAAGTGGACGATAACGTGGACGAACACGAACATCGTCAACGGAGTTCCCATCGCGCTCGTCCTAGAGTACGGGCACGGTACCGGTACCGGCGGTTACGTCGCCGGCAGGCAGTACATCACCAAGGCGATCGAGCCGATAATGAACGAGATCGCGGATGGAGTCTGGAAGGCGGTGAAGAATGGCTAGCGTCGAGTCCAGAGTTGTATCTCTGAAGTTCGATAACAGTCAGTTCATGAGCGGTGTGAAGAGCACCCTCGACGGCCTCAAGGGCCTCAAGCAGTCGATGTCCGAGAAGATCAGCTCGTCTCCGCTTTCGGGGATCGCCGATTCCATCCGGGCCATCGACTTCTCCTCGATCTCCAATGGGGCCGCCGATGCCGGGAACCGGATCGGAATATTCGCCACCGCCGCGGGGGTGGCCCTGGGCAATCTCGCGTCCAAGGCCGTCGAAGCCGGTTTGAGCATGGTGAAGTCGTTCACGATCCAACCGATCATCGACGGCTTCAAGGAGTATGAGCTCCAGCTTAACTCCGTTCAGACCATTCTCGCCAACACCGCGAGCAAGGGCGAGAACATCCAGACGGTGAACGCTGCTCTGGACGAGTTGAACCGATACGCGGATCTCACGAAGTACAACTTCGCCGAGATGACCCATAATATCGGTATGTTCACGTCCGCGGGCGTCGGTCTGAACGATTCGGTGGCGGCCATCAAGGGCCTGTCCAACGTCGCGGCGGCATCGGGATCCACGTCCCAGCAGGCCGCGACCGCGATGTACCAGCTGTCGCAGGCGATCTCCGCCGGCAGCGTGAAGCTGATGGACTGGAACTCCGTAGTGAACGCCGGCATGGGCGGCGAGCAGTTCCAGGAGGCCCTGAAGCGCACTGCGCGCATGCACGGCGAGGCCGTCGATGAGTACATCGAGAAGGAGGGCTCGTTCCGCGAGTCTCTCAAGGACGGCTGGTTGACCGCAGAGGTCATGCTGGACACCCTCAACCAGATGACCGGCGACCTCACCGACGAGCAGCTCCTCCAGATGGGCTACACGGAGGAGCAGGTCGCCCAGATCCAGCAGTTCGCGAAGGCCGGCCTCGAGGCCGCCACCTCGTACAAGACCTGGTCCGATGTCGTCGACGCCTCTATGGAGGCCGTCGGGTCGGGATGGGCGTCCTTCTGGCGTATCATCATCGGTGACTTCGAGCAGGCCAAGACGCTGTGGACGGAAGTCGGCAACGCCGTGTCCAACTCGATCGGAAGCATGTTCGACTCCATCAACGGGGTCGCGCAGGCCTTCGTCGATCTCGGCGGCCGCGCTGCGGTGATCAACACCATCCGCAACATCGTTCTCGCCGTGGTCCGGCCGATCAAGGCGTTGGGACAGGCGTTCGGCGATGTCTTCACCGGCGGACCGGCCAACATGCTCGCCACCTTCGCCAAGGGGCTGGAGAAGCTCACCTCGATATTCGTCCTCAGCGAGGAGAACGCAGACCGCCTGCGCACGGCCTTCGCCGGCATCTGGTCGGTCCTGCACATCATGCTCTGGCCGATCCAGCAGATCGGAAAGCTCTTCGCCTGGGTCGCCAACGGCGTCCTCAGTCTGGTGGGCATTCTCACCGGAGGTGCCACGACCGGTTTCCTCGGAGTCGCCTCAGCCATCGCCAAGGGCCCGATCGCCCTCGACAAGTGGATCTCCAGCCTCAATCCGATCGGGAAGATGATCGACTGGGTGAACGCCAAGCTGGCGGCATTCCGCGACTGGCTCGGACCGAAGTTCACCGGAGCCATCGACGGCGCCAAGGACGCCTTCGGTCGTCTCAAGGACGCCGCCGGGGAGAAGGTCTCGGAGGGCTGGGACAAGTTGCGCGAGAAGGGCTCCTCCTTCGCCAGCACGATCGCCGCCAAGTTCTCGCCAGCGGTCGGCTCCGCCAAGGGGGCCCTTGACGCTTTCGGCGAATCGGTCAAGGGCAAGATCGAGAACGGTCTCACCAGTCTCTCGGAGAAGTCCAAGACCGTTGCAACGATCTTCGGCGAGGTGTTCGCCGGACGAGCCATGGCCGTCGCTCCCGGTTTCGCCTCCGCGGTCTACAAGATCGCAGATGCGATGCACCGGGCGTACGAGAAGGTCAAGGCGTTCGCCGGAGAGATGGGGAGGGCCTTCGACGCGAAGGTCGTCGATTGGGCCGACAAGCTCGCGCAGAAGTTCTCCTCTGTCGGGTCCGCCGTGGGCGCCGCGAAGGACGCGGTGTCGTCCGTCAGCGCTCCGAACGTCGACACCTCTCAGGTGCAGGCCGCCGCAACGAGCGCGCAGGAGAGCGCATCGGCCGCTGCGTCCCAGGCGAAGTCAAAATGGGAGGCTTTCGCCGACTGGCTCACGACCGAGCTCCCCGCGAAGTTCAACAAGATCAAGCAGGATCTTGCTCCGCTGGCCGCCGCACTCAAGACCGTCTTCGGAGGCGTCGGGAAGGCGATCAAGGAGGCTTTCCGCATCGAGGAGGGCGACCTCGGGTTCGCCAAGATCATCAACTGGATCCTCGCCGGGGGTCTCGTCGCCGCCATCTACAAAATGGCCGATGCCTTCAAGAGCGTCAAGGCCCCGATCGGGGCCTTCGAGGAACTCCTCGGTTCGCTCGGCAAGACCCTCGACGCGACGTCCAATCAGATCAACGCCAAGGCGCTTCTCACGGTCGCTGCCGCCATTGCCATCCTCGCCGCGTCGATGTGGCTGCTCGCCACGATCGACTCCGACGGGGTGACCAATGCCGGCGTCGCCATCGGCGTCGTCACCGGAGCGGTGGTCGCGCTGATCAAGACGATGTCCGGCATAGCCAAGGACCTTAAGGCCGGCGGGGCGCTGGCTCTCATGGCCACGGCCATTATCGGTATTGCCGCTGGCATCCTGTTGGTCGCGTTGGCTGCGAAGCTTCTCGGCTCTCTCGACGAGGACGAGATGCTCAAGGCTCTTCGAGCACTGGTGGTCGTCACCGGTGCTCTCATCGCGGCGGCCAAGGGGCTCAACGGGGTGAAGATCAACCCCACAGCGGGTCTGACGCTCATCGCTTTCGCCATATCGTTGTCGCTGGTCGGTCTGGCCCTCAAGATTCTGGGGAACCTGAGTCTGAGGGAGGCCTACCAGGGGATGATGATCATGGTGGGCATCTCGATCCAGATGATCGCCATCGCCAAGCTCGCCGGGCAGATGAAGACCGCTTCGTTCTTGAATCTGCTGGCCATGGCCGTAGCCATGCAAGTCGCGGCGCTCGTGGTCGTTCAACTCGGCCTGCTCCCGTGGCAGGTGGCCCTTCAGGGGGTTATCGTCATGGGTGTGGTAGTCGCCGAACTCGGCCTTCTGGCGCGCCTCGCCGGGAACGTCAAGCCTCAAGCCGCTTTGGGGCTCATCGCTACCGCTGTGGCACTCCAGATCGCCGCCACCTCGGTCATCGCCCTTGGTCTTCTTCCCTGGCGTGCCGCCCTGCAAGGGGTCATCGCCATGGGAGTCGTTCTGGCGGAAATGGTCGTTGCTTCGACGATGATGTCCGGAAACGTGACCGGAGCTCAGACCATGGCGCTCATGGCGGCTTCACTCCTTCTCCTGGGCCATACCATCAAGACCCTCGGGTCTCTTCCATGGCAGGCTTTGGCTCTCGGTCTTGTCGCCATGGCTGCGGGGCTCGGCATCGTCATCGCCGCGGGATATTTGGCGGAGAAAGCCGCTCCGGGTCTTCTGCTGCTGGCCGCCGCCATCGCGGCCATCGGTCTGGTGGTCGTCGGAGTGGCCGCATTGCTGACGGCGATCACCGCACTCCTCACAGCCGTCGCGGTGCTCGGAGCGCCGGCGTTCGCCGCTTTGGCAGCGGGTATTGTGCTCCTGGCGAATACCATACCGACCATCGCACAGGCGGTGATGGACGGGATCATGGTCATCCTCAAGTCGATCATCGACAACAGGGAGACCATCGCACAGGCGCTCATCGCTCTGATCACCGCTCTGTGTGAAACGATCGTTGCCACGATGCCGTCGATCGTCGCCGCTCTCGGCGCCCTTCTGGACGGGGCGATACAGTTGCTCATGGAATACGGTCCGAAGATCGTCGCCGCGGCGGTTGACATCATCATCGCGATGCTGTGGGCTCTTGTCGAGAGAGCGCCCGATTTCACGAACGCGGCCATCGACTTGATTCTGGCGTTCATCAACGGCGTCGCAAGTCGAATCGGCGACATCATCGCCGCGGCGTTCAACCTGATCATCTCCTTCATCGAGGGGCTGGCCAACGCAGTTGACGCTTACGAAGGGCGCCTTCGCGCGGCCATCGGAAAGCTGATCCGGGCCATCGCCAGATTCGTCGTTAATTCCGGGAAGGACCTTCTCAAGATCGGCGGCGACATCATCAGTGGCATCGTCAAGGGCATTGGGAACGCCGGCCACAAGATCAAGGACAAGATCGTGGGCTACTGCAAGGGTGCGTGGGAGAGCGTCAAGTCGTTCTTCGGAATCGCGTCCCCCTCGAAGCTCATGGCGGAGGTCGGCAAGAACGTCATGCTCGGCGCCGCGAAGGGTATCGAGGACAACGGTGACGCCTTCGTCGACGAGACGGTGATGGCCGCCAAGAACGCGAAGGACGGCTTCAATCGCGCTCTTACCGACGGGTTCGACGCGGAGTTCTCGTCCTTCCGGCCCACGATCGTCCCGGTTGTGGATCTCACCGAGGCGCGCAAGGGCCTCGAGGCCATGAGCGGAGACATGGTCGACGTCGGCGCGAGAATGTCCGCGTCGCTTCCGGCGAAGCCTTCGTCCTCTGAGCCCTCTTCGCAGGGCGACGCGGATCAGCAGAGGAATGTGGTTGTGACGCAGAACAACTACTCTCCGGAGGCGCTGAACGAGGCACAGATTTATCGGCAGACCCGGAATCTCGTCAGCATGCTGCAATACTCATGAGGAAGGATTTCCATGATTCTCGGAGTCAGTATATTCTCCGATAACGGCGAGTCTATCAGACTTCCGCTCCGGGATTTTTGGGGAACCGGTCTCGCGATCACGAACATCACCGGACTGGGCCCCGTTAAAAGCGATCTCTGGATCACGAATTACGGGGCCCAGTCCGGGGGATATTACAACGGTTCTCGTGTCGGCACTAGGAACATCGTCATGACGATACGGCCTTGCGGTGACGACATCGAGAAGTTGCGCAGATACGCGTACCGATTGTTTGATGTGGAAGAGCACGTGACTCTGGTGGTCGACACGGATTACGGTGATCGTCGCATCGACGGCTACGTGGAATCCTTCGAGGCCGATCTGTTCTCGGCCGCGGAGCAATTCGTGATCAGCATCTTGTGCCCTCGACCGGAGTTCACGGACGGATCCGGGGTCGTACTGACGTCGTCAAGCGCGGATACGATGAACGCGACATTCGAGTTCCCTTTCGAGTCCCGTTGGCTTATGGACGACATCGAGTTCGGAACGCCGCAGGATTACGCCGAGAACATCATCCACTACGGCGGTGAAGTGCCCACCGGATGCGAGATACACATTGATATTCTGTCCGATCCCGGGAAGAACGTTGTCATCGAGGGGCCTCGTGGAACCCGTGTGGTCGTTGATAATGTCAACTCCGTGATCAAGAAGGACGGGCGGTTGGTTCTCAACACCGTCGTCGGGAAGAGGGAGGCGTATTACGTTAAGGACGGAACTCGGACTGATCTGGCGTGGACGTTGTGGAATCAGAGCAATTGGCCCATTCTGTATCCGGGGTACAACACGATAGTGGTGAAAACCGATAACCTCTACGAGGTTCGTATGACCTGCTATTACCAGAATCTGTATCGAGGTATCTGATATGTTCATGATCGAGTACCCCACTCGGGGAGCGTACGGCGCCGTGAAGCGCGAGCAGCCCTCGCTCATTATCGACGACTTCTACTCAGCGGCATGGACCGAGCGATTCTGGGACATCGGCGAGGCCCGTCTCGAACTTCCGATGAAGTACTACGCCCTGGCCCTGGACGCGAGACGCTATCCGAACGGGCATTATCTGCATTTCTCGGAGAGCGAACGGGTCATGAATCTATACTCGGCTCGAGTGGTGGCCAAGAAGGACGATCCTCGAATCATACTCACATACAAGTCGCTGGAGAACTTCCTGTCGTTCCGAAGGGTGCACGAGGGGCCGATGGGATGGCCGTATTATTCTCCGCCGGTCGCCGGAGTGACCAATTACACCCTCCTCGACATGTGGCGGTATTACTTCGCCACCCGGTATCGAGTCCCGTCGATGCAGTACTACAAGGACCCAAGAGTGTCCGATGACTGGATCGGTCTCATGCGTCTCGATTTCAATGTCGGAGACACAGTCCTCGACGTCACCAAGGCGTCGTGCATGCGAACTCTACCTTTCCGCAAGCGTCATGGTTTCCAGATCAAGGTGGAGGGCGAGGAGAAGCGCTGGTGGAACATGTACATCACCGCCGTCGACGCGCCTGATCCTCTTCCCGACTGGACGGATTATATTGAGGCACTCGAGTTCGGAATCGACTCGAGCAAGTACGCGAACGCCGCTCTCGTGATCGCCCCGAAGATCGAAGAGACCAAAAACGCTCAGGGGGTCTATGACGGCTATCGGGAGATCGGCAAGATGGTATACGATTCACCGACGTACTACGAACCCGGAGTCGTGGCGGACTGGAACAGGGTCGAGAAGAAGATCACCTACCAGCTGGACGGCAAGGACTACAAAGAAGCCACGACCATGATGCAGTACATCGCCGACACCTGGAGTCAGATCGGAGGACCGAACGACACGGGTACGGCGAAGAAGCTGGTCAAGGAGCAGTCCTCCGTACAGACCGTGGCGACGACTCCGGCGACAATATCGAAGGATCTCAAATACGGACGGGATTACCGTCTCGGAACCATGTTCCAATGGACCCCATACGCCGGTGCCGGAATATACAACACCGCATGGTACGATGCCTCCACCTCCTTCGAGGCACTGGTGACCGAGTACACCTGGACGATCGACGATTCCGGTGTCGTCGAGACTCCGGGAATCGTTATGTGAAAGGAGCGTTATGGCGCAACGTTTCGGCTTCTTCGATTCCATCAATAAGGATCGAAGATACGGTGCCACCGATATGGGACGGATGTTCGACGGCCTCATTCGAGACGGCATCTACATGAACCATCTCGAAGCCTTCGCGGTGCAGCCGGCCGGGCAGATGAACGTGTGGGTTCGTCCCGGGCGCTGCTGGTTCAATCACCGCTGGTTCGAGGTCGATGAACCCTTGAAGATGAACATCGCCCCGGCGCACACCACATGGGCCCGTTGGGATGTCATCGTCATCGAGGTGAATGAGGCTGAGACCGTCAGATCGGTTTCGCTGCGCATCATGCAGGGGTCCCCCAGCAGCGCGCCGTCCGAACCTCCCATCGGGGGATCTCAGACACTGCATCGGTACCCCATAGCGGCGATCAATGTGAAGGCGGGACTGACTTCGATCAACTCGTCGGAGATATACGATCGTCGTGGAAGTGACGTATGCCCTTGGGTCGTCAACGTCAACGGCTCGATCCCGGTCAAGGGGCTCACCGATCAGATGAGCGCCGAGTTCCAGGCGTGGTTCTCCGGTCTCAAGAACGCCGCTCTGAACCCGCCCAACGCCAATGCCGAATTGGCGGCGGTGAAGAGCGAGGTCGTGACCCTCAAGAAGCACTGGGACACCGGCGGCATGCCAGTCGGTTCGATCGCGCCGTCGACGAGGATCCCGCTCATCGCGCCCGATGGCAACACGTCGACTTCGTCCGCGGATGTTTTCGCGTACGAGATCTTCGACGGGATCCCGAGCGCCCACAACGCCCTGTATCGTGGGAGGAACCTCGGATCGGTCATGACGACGGAGCAGGCCGCGGAAGTCGCGGCCGGAACGTTCCGGGGTTTGTGGTTGGGCGACTACTGGACGAACGGGGGACGCGAGTACGTCATCGCCGGTTTCGACTACTGGTACGGCCTACGCGGTGTTTCTCGTCACCATATCGCGGTGGTGCCCAAGTACAGCGTGAGCGGAAACGCGATGCACTCCGGGAAGATGACGAACGGAGTGTATTACACCGATATGTACCAGACGGTACTGCCCGGTTTCAGAACGCAGTTCCAGAACGTGTTCGGAAACCGGATCATCCGTCATCCCGTTGTGTTCATCAACAGTTACGACGAGAACTCCGACCCGAAGGATTACGCCTCGTTGGATCTCGATATTTCCATTCCGGATCCGGGAATGGTCTCAACATCCGGTTGGGCATCTGGAGTCAATCGCGGAGTCACGTGGAACCGATCCTCCGGTAATCGTCTGCTCCCCATCGTACTGCTCAACAGCGCGTTCGCCAACACTTCGGCGAACGACGGGTATTGGCTCAACGCCTCCTATGGGCCCAATTCAGTCGCGTATATGCGAAACGACGGGAGCATTGACCAGGGCAACCCTACGAACAGCAAGTTCGTTTGGCCGATCTTCGCGGTTAGCGGGTGATATTCTATTGTTCACACATCACATCGAGCTGATGCTCACCGTGGTGGGATCGGTGCTCGCCTCCTCGGGCTTCTGGGCCTGGCTGTCGAGGAGGACGAGCGACCGGAGCGCCACGCGAGAGATGATACGCGGTCTCGCACACGATCGGGTCGTCCACGTCGGGAAAGGGCACATACGACGCGGTTATTTGACTTTAGACGAGTACGAGGACTTCATGGAGTACCTGGCGAGGCCGTACCAGAAAATGGGCGGCAACGGCCTCGCCGAGCGCGTCATTCTCGAGATCCAGCACCTGCCCATCTATCCGGACTACAAGAAGGACATCGGATGAAGAACAAGACATACGACACTCTCAAGTGGATCACGCTCGTGGCACTCCCCGCGTTCGTGACCTTCTTCCTCGCACTGGCTCCGCTGTGGAACATTCCGAACGCGCAGGCGATCGCAGCCACCATCACGGCGTTCACGACGTTCCTGGGGGCGCTCCTGGGCGTCTCCAGCGCGAAGTACACTCCGCCGACCGACGGAGTGCTCAATGTCGTGTCTGACCCCCGTGTCGACGCCCCGGCCGAGGTGAGCGCCGCCCTGAAGGAGGAGCCCGAGAGCCTCCCCTCCACGATCTCCCTCAGGGTGGTCAAGTCCCACGTCTAGGGGATATTCACGCGCCGCATAGTGAAGAGTCAGTCTTTGAAAGGAGAACATCATGACTGACAACGTCCCCGACTATGAGGACCTCGCCCGCGAGATCCGCGTGAACATGTCCGAGGATGGGGATCCCGCCTCTGAGCGGTATTCCTCTCTGCTGAAGAACCTCGCCGAGATCGAACGCCTCAAGAAGGAGGCGCGAGTCAAGCGCCTCTCTGAGAGGATCGACCCGAACGTCGTTATCAGTGCGGGAGGATCGCTCGCCGGGATCCTCCTCGTCATCCGCGCGGAGAAGTGGGCCGTGCTCACTAGCAAGGCGTTCGGTCTGATCAGCAAGATCAGGATCTGACGCTTCATCCCATCCCCCCTGTTCGACAACAACGTCGCAGGGGGGATGGGCACTCGGACCATATTTTTCTCGGCGCATGGTGAGATACACACCTCTTAGAAAGGAGGAACCATGCTCGAGATCCTGGCGTTTCTGCTCGTCTTGATCTGGCTCGTTTCCGATAAGAGGCCGTAGCCTCCGCTCCGTACTCCGCAAGGGGTACGGATCTTGTGATATTTTCACACGACCCATAGTGAGATACACGTCTCCCCCATGCATCACCCGGTGCATGGGCCTTTCGAAAGGAGAACGCCAATGCCCACCGCCTACGAGCTCATCATCCAGTTCCCGGACAAGCCCTCGAGAGACGAGTTCGAGAAGAGCCTCACCTCGAAGAACGTCCTCGTCCTCCTCCCGGAGTTCGACTACAAGAACATGGTCCGCTCGACCATCGTCAAGAAGGACCGCTGATCATGAACACGGAAGGCGTCTACGACATCGCCGGTATCAGGCTCATCTTCGACTACGGGGCGACCCGGGCTCGTAACAAGTTCCAGGTCCGCATGGAGAAGCGCTACGGGCCCGATGCTTCGTGGGGAGGGGTTCTCCGATCCGAGATGGCCGGGTATCCCTGCATCGACGTCCAGATCCCCAAGGAGATCTTCATGATGGCCGCCATGGCCGCCATCGAGGACTGCGTCAAGCAGGCGGGGCGCGCCGACGAGGATGTGCCCTGCGGACAGATGATGCTCAGGAGGTACTGACACATGTTCATCCGACCGGCCATTCAGATCATCGGCCGTCACGCCCCGCAGATCCTCGCGGGGCTGGCGGTCATCGGCATCGGCGTCACCGCTGTTCAGGCCGCACAGGGGCACCTCGCCGCCCAGGACGTGAGGTACGAGATCGGCGAGAGTCGCGGCGAGACCCTCTACAACATGCTGCGAGCACGGTGGAAGTGCTATGCGCCGGCCACCATCACCGGCATCCTCACGATCGCCTGCGTCATCGGGGGGACGAAGGTCTCCCTGGTCCGCCAGGCGTCGCTCGTCAGCGCCCTCGGGCTCATGAAGTCCTCTCACGAGAGGCTTCAGAGGTCCGTCGAGGCACTCCCCGAGGAGGCCAGGAACGAGGTGCGCTCCCTCGCCGCGAAGGACTCCATCGCGACCGGGGAGCAGCCCTCCGGAGCCCTGTTCGTCGGGAACGGGGATATCCTGTGGCAGGACGCCTTCACCGGACGATACTTCACCGCCGATAAGAACCGGGTCGATCAAGCCGTGAACTCGGTCAACCACGCACTCATCCACGGTGACGCGATCTCGCTCAACGAGTTCTACGAGCGCGTCGGGCTCGAGACCGTCTCCTCCGGCGACGAGCTCGGATGGGCCATCGGCGGACCGCTCGTCGAGGTGCAGACAGTCGCCGCCATCGCGAGGGACGGCAGGCCCTGCGTCTCCCTCGATTTCATCACCCCGCCGAAGCCGCAGTGGTGGAAGATCGGCTGATATTTTCACACAACCCATAGTGAAGGACGCCCTACCCGAAAGGAACATCATGTCCGACGTCAACCAGACCCCCGACACCGACCAGACCCCCGGTCAGGAGGTCGTCACCACCAACGCGCCCAGCCTCGGCGAGCGCGTCGACTCCTGGGTTCGCTCCCACCCCCGCACCGTTTCGACGGCCAAGGCGGTCGGTCGCTTCACGCTCTACGTGGGCGGCACGATCGGCGCCTTGGCCCTGATCGGGGCGCTGGGGAGCGAACCCGAGGAGGACGACGCCTACGAGGAGGACGAGGAGGAGTGATCGACCCCCGACACCGTCAATCGCACGGTGTCGGGGTTTTCACTCGCCGTATGGTGAAAGGAAGGTGATATTCACCATGCGCCCAAACCACGTTTGGATTCCCCGCCTCCTGTGTAAGGCGGGCGCTACCGCAACCGGAATCGCCGTTTCCGCGGCGTTGACCGCCGCCTGCCCCCCGGCGGGAATGCTGATGACCGCAGTGTTCTACGCCGGGGGCGCCTGCGCCGGCATCGCCGTGAGTAAGCCCACCGAGCGCGAGCTCCTCGCCTTCGCGGGCGAGGTGGAGGAATCCATCGAGGCCACGAAGGCCGCACTGAACCACTGACCATTCAACCCCCATGCATCACCCGGTGCATGGGCCTTTCGAAAGGACGACAAGCAAATGTATCGAGTCAAGCTGAAGTACGAGGACCCCTTCAACGACGACCGCATGGTCGAGGAGGAGCTGCTGTTCAACCTCACGAAGGCCGAGGTCATGCTCGCCATGACCGACGACGACTCCTTCCTCCACCTGCTCATGTCGCTCGATGAGAGCACCGTGACCGACCTCCAGGTCGTCAAGGCCATCACGGAGCTCGCCCTCGCATCCTACTGCGAGAGGGCCGGCAACCGCGTCGTCAAGAACCCCGCCAGGCGCGCGGCGTTCAAGACCTCGCCGGTCTTCGACGCCCTGCTCGAGCACCTGGTGTCTGAGCGGAAGAACGCCGTCGCGTTCGTCACGGGAATCATCCCCCGCGAGGCCCGTGAGCAGGTCGCCAACCTCCTCGAGGCGAAGAAGTGACCGGCGACGTCCCCATCCGCCCCGGGGACGGCGAGATCGAGCGGGCGGTGGAGTCCGTCGCTCCGAAGGAGAATGGCGCTCCCATTGCTAGGGCGCGCGTCGTCACCTCTCCGGGGAAGCGGATCCTCAGGGGCGTCTTCGCCTCGTCTCTGGTCGAACTGGGGTCATATGTCCTGTTCGACGTCCTCCTTCCGGAGATCAAGGATCTCATCGCCACCACGGCCACGAGCGCCGTGGATCGGGCGATCTACGGAGACCGAGGAGGGAACAGGCCGCCTGTCGGAGGGCGAGTCGTCCCCATCCGCCGGCGAGAGGGATGGACGGAGAGGACGAACTACACGTCCTTCTCCACACCCTCCCGAGCCGCGCAGGAGCAGCAGGCGCCCTCGACCGACCGCCCCTCGTACAAGGATCTCGAGTACTCCTCGAGGGAGGACGCTGGGGCCGTCCTGCGATATTTGATCGACGCCATCTCCGAGTACGGGACCGTCACCCTCGGCGACCTGTACGACAAGAGCGGCGTCAGTGTCAAGCCCGTCGATCAGCGATGGGGTTGGCGCGATCTGAGCTTCGCCGGAGTGCGACGCTCTCGTGGCGGGTTCGTCATCGACCTGCCGCAGCCCGAGTTCCTACGATAACCGATTGACGGGGCGCCTGCGAGAGATCGTGGGCGCCCCGTCCAACACGTCATATTCTCACGAAAGGACACAACCATGTCACTCCCGGTCACCATCGCGAAGGGGATCGGCGTCACGACGCTGTTCCTCGTCCGGAACGCGCCCACCATCCTCACCGCGGGCGGCGTCTGCGCCATGATCGGCGCGACCGCGACCGCCGTCAAGGAGTCTCTCCGCTACCACGAGGAGGTGAGTGAGCCCGTCATCACCGACATCGCTCTCGCGGAGGTCGAGGGCGATGAGAAGAAACGGGACGCCGCCAAGTGGCGGCTCATCATCAACACCGCTCGTCGGTACGCGCCCACGATCGTCCTCACGGCGGCCGGCATCGCCATGATCTCCGCCGGGCACGGGATGATGCTCCAGAGGATCTCAGGGCTCTCCAGCGCCCTCGCCCTCGCGTCCTCCAAGGTCGGTGCGCTGGAGAAGTACCAGCAGATCACCGATCCGGACGGCAACAATCCTCACACCCACCCTGAGGTCAAGGCCAACATGCGGGAGGCCGTCCGCCACGTGCTGCCTGACGCGGACGTGCACAACTGGGCGTTCATGCCGTCCAACCCCAACTGGACGGACTCGCAGACCACGAACGAACTGTTCCTCGAGAGCATGGAGCACTATGCGAATGACCGGCTCGAGAGGTACGGCCATCTGTTCCTCAACGAGGTCTATGACATGCTCGGCATGCCGAGGACGCGCCTCGGGGCCGTCATGGGATGGCTTAAGGACGACATCGTCGATTTCGGCATCGAGCGGAGGTTCGAGCCGCTCGAGGACGCCGATCCTCGAGTCTGGTGGGAGCTGGCGTTCAACGCCGACTCGAACCTGATCACCGCGGAGGTGAAGTGAGATGCCGTGGAAGCTCATTGTCACCGGTCTGATCGGAGTCGCTGCGGGCGTCGGCGCCGCGGTGGCCGTCATGAGGGATATTCCCAAGCGCCTCGAGGAGAACGAGAAGCTCACGTGGCACCACGATGACCGGATCGCCGCGCTCGAGGCCAGGCTCACGCTTCTCGAGGAGTCGCCGAAGGTGAAAGAGCTCGTCTGCGAGGGCATGGTTGAGGTCGACCCTCCGAAGAAGGAGGTTCCCGAGAAGTACAACGATCTGGTCGAGGAGTACGCCCCCTCCGACGAGCCTCCGTCCGAGGTCGAGACCCTGACCGACATTGACGGTCTCTCCATCGAGAACTACGAGTTCATCAACTCGTCCAACGAGCCCGTTGACGAGGGGATGTGGGACGTCAAGTACGACGCCGCGCAAGATGTCCTCTACGACGAGGACGAAGAGGATATTTCGGCGGAGAAGCCCGCACTCCGCGCGTTCCTCGCGCAGTGGTTCCAGGGGGACAGCGAGGCTCGCTACGCCGAGATCGGGGAGAACGGACAGGACACTCCCGTTCGCGTCATGATCGTCCCTGATGAGTACGGGGAGGCGTGGTATGACTGATGACGAGGTCGAGTACTACGAGGAGATCCTGGACACGGTCGATCCCCGGGGCGACCACATCACCCTACTGGAGATCCTCGCCAGCGAGCCGTTCCGTTCCCGGAATCTCGGGGACCGGAACCGGTCCGACGACGTTCTCTACTACCGCGAGGAGAAGGGCGTGCAGATCTTCGAATCCCCGTCGGTTCTCGAGGTTCTGTACGTCTTCGCCTTCCGCCTGTACGAGGCGGACGACGGCTCCGATCCGCTCTGGTACTTCTGGAGCATGCTCCGGAACGCGGGACTGAAGAAGTACGACGAGGAGGCCTTCGGGAACCCCCTCGCGGTGAGGGAGGTCAAGAAGCGTCTGCACGACATCTCCGCCATGCGGTACGGCGCCGACGGAAGCGGAGGATATTTCAGAATCACCCGGGAGCACTACATCGACGACGTCCTGATCACGGACATGCGACGGATCCCGCTATGGGATCAGGCGATGGCGTGGTTGGACGACTGAAAGAGGAACGCGTATGGACTTCTATTCGCTGCGCACGCGCAAGCGGAAGAACGGCACTATCGCCGTGTACCCCGACTATCGGGTGGGTCGCTCGAACGACCTGATGGTTCGGGGTAAGTCCTTCTACGCGGTATGGGACGAGGAGAAGGGCCTGTGGTCGCGGGACGAGTACGACGTCGCTCGTTTCGTGGACGCGGATATTCTGAAGACGGTCGAGGAGCTCCGGAAGGAGACCGATGACGATACGCCGATCGTCGGAGAGCTCCTGAGCGACTTCTCCAGTGGCCACTGGATGAAGTTCCAATCGTTCCTGAAGAACGTCGGGGACTGCTCGATCGACCTCGATTCCTCTCTCGTCTTCGCCAACACCCCCACCTCCAGGGCGACGTACGCCAGTCGACGGCTTCCGTACGCCCTGGAGGTGGGGGACATCTCCGCCTACGACGAGCTCATGGCAACGCTCTACGATCCCGACGAGCGCACCAAGATCGAGTGGTGCATCGGGTCGATCGTGGAGGGGGCTTCGCGGGATATTCAGAAGTTCATCGTGCTGTACGGCTCCGCCGGCGCGGGGAAGTCGACGGTGCTCAACATCGTGCAGCAGCTCTTCGCTGGTTACTGCACGACATTCGACGCGAAGGCCCTCGGGTCGTCGCAGAACGCGTTCGCCACCGAGGTGTTCCGCACCAATCCCCTAGTCGCCATCCAGCACGACGGGGATCTCTCCAGGATCGAGGACAACACCAAGCTCAACAGCATCATCTCTCACGAGGAGATGATCATGAACGAGAAGTACAAGGCGTCCTACTCCGCGAGAGCGAACGCGTTCCTCTGGATGGCGACGAACCGACCGGTGAAGATCACGGACGCGAAGAGCGGCATCATCCGCCGCCTCATCGACGTGACGCCGAGCGGGCGCCGTCTTCCCGCCGAGGACTATCTGGCGATACAGAAGAGGGTCCCGGAGGAGCTCGGAGCGATCGCGCATCATTGCCGGGAGGTGTTCCGGTCGATGGGCGCCCACTACTACGACCCCTACCGCCCGACGGAGATGATCCTGAAGACGGACGTCTTCTACAACTTCGTGGAGGACGTTCAGTTCGATATTCAGGACGGAGTCTCCTTGCAGAGGGCGTACGACCTCTACAAGAAGTACTGCGACGAGGCCCTGGTGGAGTACCGCATGCCGAAATACAGGTTCCGAGAGGAGCTCAAGAACTACTTCAGGGAGTTCCATGAGCGCTACCGGGACGGCGACGAGCGCATTCGGAACTACTACACCGGATTCCGAGACGACAAGTTCAACGGACGGGAGAAGACGCCCGAGCTCGCGAAGGAGAAGTACTGGCTCTCCCTCGACGAGGAGAAGGGCGCACTGGATGATATTCTCGCCGATCGCCCGGCCCAGTATGCGGGCGAGGACGGGAATCCCACCACGAAATGGGACGACGTCGGAACGACTCTGAAGGAACTCGATCCGCATCGTCTTCATTTCGTTCGACCGCCGCTGGATCACGTGGTGATCGACCTCGATATCCGTGGCGAGAACGGGGAGAAGGATCGCGCTCTGAACCTGGAGGCCGCGAGTCGATTCCCGCCCACTTACGCCGAGTTCAGCAAGAGCGGCGCCGGAGTTCATCTGCATTACGTCTACTCCGGCGATATTTCGGAGCTTTCGCCGGAGTACTCCGAGGGGATCGAGATCAAGACCTTCCGAGGACGGGCGAGCCTTCGGAGGATGCTCAACGGGTGCAACAGCATGCCGGTGGCGACTCTTTCCTCGGGAGCGCTGCCGAGAAAGGAGAAGAAGCAGGTGCTCGATCAGGCGCAGGTCAAGAGCGAACGGGCGCTGCGCGAATTGATCATCCGAAACCTCAGGAAGGAGATTCATCCGGCGACGAAACCGTCGATGGACTTCATCGAGAAGATCCTCAACGACGCCTATAACAGCGATCTCTCGTATGACGTCTCCGACATGCGGGGGAAGATCATGTGGTTCGCCATGCAGTCGACGAACCAGAAGGAGGAGTGCCTCAAGATCCTCACGCGCCTCAAGATGCGCAGCAAGGACGTGGAGAAGGGGGAGTACGCCTCGAAACCCATCGAGAACACGAGCACGGACGACATCGTGTTCTTCGACATCGAGGTCTATCCCAACCTTCTCCTCGTCTGCTGGATGGTCGATCGCGACGGCGCCGAGGTCGTCCCCATGGTCAACCCGCCCAAGGAGGAGATCGAGCGGCTCCTTCAGAAGAAGCTCGTCGGGTTCAACAACCGAAAGTACGACAACCACGTGATCTACGCCCGCTATCTGGGCGAGTCCGTGTCGTCGTGCTATCGGCTGTCTCAGAGACTCGTCCACAACGACAGGAACGCCACTTTCATCGAGGCGTACAACCTGTCGTACACTGACGTGTACGACTTCTCGACGAAGAAGCAGTCCCTCAAGGCGTGGGAGATCGAGCTCGGGCTTCCGCACAAGGAGATGGACCATCCCTGGGACGAACCGGTTCCAGATGATATTCTCCCGCACGTGATCGAATACTGCGCAAACGACGTGCGGGCCACGCGAGAGGTGTTCCACCATCTCGAGGCGGACTGGGAGGCGCGACAGGTGCTGGCGAAGGTGGCCGGCCTCACGGTCAACCACACGACTAACCAGTGCACTCAGCAGATCATATTCGGGAACGATCGTCGTCCGGTGTTTCACCACCGCGACCTCTCGAAGGACTTCCCGGGGTACGAGTTCTCCTACGGGAAGTCGTCGTACAGGGGCGAGGACCCGGGCGAGGGAGGCTACGTCCACGCGAAACCGGGCATCTACAGGAATGTGGCCCTGCTCGACATCGCGTCAATGCATCCGCATTCGCTCATCGCCCTGAACGCGTTCGGAGACACCTACACGGCGCGTTTCAAGGCGATTGTGGACGCCAGAATCGCGATCAAGCACGGGGATATGGTCGCGGCCGGAAAGGTCCTTGACGGGGCTCTCAAGCCCTTCCTCGAGGGTGATTTGAAGGCGCTCGCATATTCTCTGAAGATAGCGATCAACAGCGTGTACGGGCTCACCTCCGCGAGGTTCCCGACGCGCTGCAACGGCATGGACCCGGCCAACAACCCCGACAACATCGTGGCGAAGAGGGGCGCTCTGTTCATGATCGACCTCAAGCACGCCGTCGAGGAGCGCGGGGGGATCGTCGTCCACATCAAGACGGACTCCATCAAGATCGCGGACGCGACTCCGGAGATCATCGAGTTCGTCAACGATTACGGGCGAAAGTGGGGGTACACGTTCGAGCACGAGACCACGTACGATCGCATCTGCCTCGTGAACCGTGCCGTGTACCTCGCCCACGACAAGACGGGCTGGCACGCCACGGGGGCCCAGTTCCAGCAGCCCTATGTCTACAACCACCTGTGCGAGGGACGACCCGATCGTCTCGAGGACTTCGTGGAGAAGAAGCAGGTGCTCAAGGGAACGTTCTACATCGACCACGGAACCGAGGAGGCGCCTGACAGGCGTTTCGTCGGCCGGGTCGGAGAGTTCATCCCGGTGAACGAGGAGGGCGGAGGCGGCGCTCTCGTGGTGAAGCGGGATGAGAAGTTCGTCTCGGCCTCCGGGGCGAAGGGATATCTGTGGGAGGAGCGTGCCGTGGTCGAGCGGTACGCGAATGAGAGCGAAAGGGACCCCATGTCCTTCGTCGACAGAAGGTACGCGGAGAAGCTCCTGGACGACGCGTACGCGGCGATCTCCAAATATGGGGACGCCGAGGAGTTCATCAACGGCGAGAGAAAGGAAACGACATGCGCCGATACGGATTCTGGAACTTCGTCGGGGACGCCCTCCTGACGATGATCACCGGTGGGTTCTGGCTGATCTGGGTCTTCGTTCGAGAGATGCGCCAGCGCTAGAGTCACATTTTTAACAAGGGGGATAGTGAGATACCCACCCCGAAAGGAACTCCAATGATCGACATCATCATGTCCCTCGTCAAGACCGGAATCTTCTTCATCGGCATCTTCTTCTCCATTGTCCTCATGGGCAAGCGAGGAAAGGCCGTGAGGGAGGCGGTCCGAGGGAATGTGATCATCATCGACACCCCCAACCACAAGTGACTCTCACCCCCATGCATCACCCGGTGCATGGGCCTTTCGGGGTGGGTATCTCATACGATCGAACGAAAGGAAACCATAATGCTCCATCCTCTCGCTCTCCTGGGAGAGCTCGTACTCATGACGATCGGGGCCATTCTCCTACAGGAGGGCACCGCGAGGCCCATGAAGAGATCGGTTACCATGTCCGTTCTCATGGTCATGGTCTCGGCGGCTCTTCTCGGAGTCGGAGTCATCGCATTCTGCATGAGTATCGGCTGGCTCATCCACGGCTTCATCGGGGCCTGCATCGGTCTCGGCGTCGCCGGCGTCTTCATCCACATCATCCTCAACGCCACGATCGAAAGGAACCGGTAATGGCTACCGTCTACACTGTGAAGAACACGCGCTTCATCTTCGCGACCAACTTCACGGGGGCTCCCAGTCAGTTCAACCCCAAGGGGGAGAAGCCCAACTGCAACATCGTCCTCGACGAGGAGACCGCGGCGATGCTCCTCGACGCGGGATTCCGGGTCAAGACCACGAAACCGAAGGACGACGTCGAGTACGTCCCGGAGCACTACCTCAACCTCAAGTGCTCCTTCGGCGGTCTCGCCGATCCCGACATCCGAATGGTCCCGTGCCCTCCGGGCGAGGACCCCAGGGAGTGCCAGCAGATCAAGCTCACGGCCGACACCGTGGGCAACATCGACACCGCCCGCGTGGCGCGTGTCGATGTCTCGTTCGCCGACTACCACCACCGGATGGGCGTCAGCGGGTACATCCGCAAGATGATCGTCGTGGTCGTGCCGGATGAGCTCGATCTCGAGTGGGGGTTCTGATGGACGAGACTACGATTGCAGTCTATGTCTCGGCCGAGGAGACGGAGAAGATCCCGGCGATCCTCAGCCTGTTCGGAATGAGGATCGAGGACATGGGATTCGTCGGGCGGGTCGGTCCGCGGGGATGGTGGATGATCTGCCCCGGCGTCAAGTGGATCGTTCCGTCGTACAAGCATCCGGACAAGATCGCCCTCGCAGACAACCAGGCCATGGTGGAGGAGGACGGCGTCTACCATCTCGTTTGGATCACCGAGTGATCGGCGAGGTGTTCGTGGAGACCCCGGACGGGCTCGCATACGTCTCGAACATGGGGCGCGTGTGGTCCGTCCGGGCGTCCGCATATCTCAAGCCACGAATGCTCGATCTGGGCAAAGGGCTTGATTGGCACGTCCGTTGGGACGGCCTGTGGCGGAATGTCAACGATCTGGTCAGGGTCCTCCACGGCGAGGATCTCGATCTCTTCTGGACGCCGCCGACATCGACCGAGCCGCCGTTCGGTCGGAGGAAGTACCGGGGTCCGGTGCGCGACCTGGACACCGGCGTCATCTACAAGAACATGTGCGTCGCGGCGGAGGCGCTCCGAATCAGCCCGTCGACGGTCAGTATGACCGTCGCGGGAAAGATCAAGAAACCACGACATCGTCTTGGAAAGGAGACATCATGGCGGTCCTGAACTACACCACCGAGTCCGGAGGCCGGGGGCGGCTGTACCAGAACGTCAACCTCGGCGAGCTCTGGAGGCTCTACGAGGAGCGGGGGGTGAGCGAGATCACCATCGACCCCCCCAAGGGTGTCATGACGATCGTCGTCGACGGCGCCCGGTGGACCTGGTGCAACGGTTCCGACGTCCTGCTCTTCTCGGATCGCGTCGGCTTCCACGGGGTCTTCCCCGGGGCCGCCGGCAGTGCCGAGGAGCTCGAAGAGCGCTTCGGAATCACTTTCGTTTTCGACAAGAACTGACCAAGAAAGGGAACATCATGAAGTGCTGCGCCATCGCGACCGAGAACCACGTCAACATCAGCTGGGGGGTCGACAGTCCGCCCGAGACGTTCCTCGAGGAGATGCGGAAGTGGCCCGTCATGCCCAAGGGGGAGGTGACGAAGGACGGCAAGGGAGTCGAGCTCTCGATCTTCTGCGAGGAGGAGCACACTATGTGCCTCACTCACAGGTCCGTCTACGACCGGGTGATTCGTCCTGGGGACGAGCTGGAGCGCGTCGTGGGGCTGGACGAGAGGGGGGAGATCCCCTCGAAGAGCCCCAAGGCGCGTTTCTCCTTCGCGAGGGGGTCCGCGAATTTCACCGAGAGCGCGGAGTGGCTGAGTGGCTGGGAGCCCAACGGCATCATCTACAACCTCTACGAGCTGCGGGAGCTCTCCTCGCGATTCTGGACGAGCCTCGTGCGCGTGGACTGCGAGAAGGGGACTGTGTCCATCTGGGGCGGCGAGCACGACGACGTCATCGTCAAGGACCTCGAGGTGACCCCCGACAGCGGGCTCTACCGCAGTGTCTCCGGGGAGATCGAGATCGGATCGTACCGAGGACTGTGGGAGAAGCACAACACGGACGGGACCGAGGTCGAGGAAGACACGGAGCGGGGTCGCATCAAGAAGGTGCTGAACTCCGTCTACGGCGTCAGCGCTGCTGACGTGATCCAGAAGAACCCCACGAAGACCCTCTCGCTCAGGCGGGGGAGCAAGGAGCGTCCGTCGGAGTTCGCCCGCGACCTCTTCGAGCTCCCGGAGGTGCCGTTCACGGTCGGCCGCGACCCCGAGGACGACGATGTCGTGGTCGTCCTCATCGGGGGCGAGATGCGCTACATCCGCCGCGGGTTCGGGGTCGACGTCGTCTGCAAGAACGGGGAGCACTGGTCCTTCAAGAGCGAACAGGCGTACGTCCACGGGTTCGACGGGTACAGCTGCCGCGTCGTCACCGTGCCCGGGAGGACGCTGGGGCGCTACTACGCCCCTCAGACCGTGGGGGATCTCCGGGAGATGGCCCGGGACCCCCGTGTCTCGTCCATCACGCACGAGGACGGTCTCACGACCGTCTCCGCCAGTGGGCTCGGTGAGGACGTGAGCCTCCACGTCAAGGACCGCGGGGGGATCGTCCTCTGGAACGGCTGGAAGTCTCCTTCGTTCGTCAAGAACGGCGAGACCATCGAAGAGGGACTCGCGTTCGCGCCCGTCAAGGATCTGGCGTGAGCGAGGAGAAGTTCAAGCGCGTCGCCGGAGGGGAGGTCATCCTCTCCTCGAAGGGGCGGGCGTGGCATCTCCGCGGCGCACGCCACATCCGGCCCAGGCGGGTCGATGGGAAGTGGCTGGTGAAGTACCACGGGGAGGAGCACGACTTGAAGAACCTCGTCGAGAGACTCTTCGGCCACGAGCTCCCCGCCGACTGGTCCCCCAGCGAGGACGGCGATCCTCCCGAACGGAGGCGTCTGCGCAGGGGGCCGGTCAGGTGCCTCGAGACTGGGGTCGTCTACCCATCCCAGTCCGCGGCCGCGGAGGCCCTCTTCCTCTCCCCCAGCATGGTCGGCAAGACCCTGAGGGGGATGTACAAGAACCCCACGTATCACTTCGAGTACGCCAGTGCCAACGACCTCCCCATCGAGGGTCAGGCTACGACCGAAGCAGCGTGAGGCTCTGAACAAGATGCACGACGGGTGCGTCCTCATGGGCGGGGTGGGCTCCGGCAAGTCCATCACGGCCGTCGCCTATTGGCGGAGGGCGCACCCGGATCGTGCTCTCGTCGTGGTCACCACACCGGCGAAGCGGGATTCCATGGAGTGGGAGGCGGAGATCGGCAAGATGGGGGCCTATGAGGCTCCGTTCGAGGTGATCTCCTGGAACAAGATCTCGGACGTGAAGGATAGGACCGGCTGTTTCTTCGTGTTCGATGAGCAGAAACTGAGGGGATCCGGGAAGTGGGCTCAGAACTTCCTGAAGATCTCCTCGAAGAACGACTGGATCATGCTCTCGGCGACGCCCGGGGACTCGTGGAAGGACTACCTGTCCCTGTTCCTCGCTAACGGATGGTATCAGAACAAGACCGACTTCTACGAGAAGCACGTCATCTGGGACCGTTGGGCGAAGTACCCCAAGATCAAGCGGTACGTCAACGAGGCCCGATTGCGGAGACTGCGCTCCCGTCTGCTCGTGGAGATGGGGGATGACCGAGCGACCGAGCGCCGCTTCGTGGACCACTGGTGCGATTACGATCGTGCGTTCTACGAGAAGATGACCAAGAAGCGGTGGGACCCCTACGAGGATGCCCCTCAGAGGGACGCAGCGGCCCTTTGCAGGGTCCAGCAGCGCATAGTCAATACCTCCCCCGACCGGAGGGAGAAAGCCCGTCAGATCGTCTCTGAGACGCCCAGGATACTGGTTTTCTACTCCTGGGAGTACGAGCGGGACATCCTCCTCGAGATCGGGGAGGAGCTCGGTCGGACGGTCACCGAGCGCAATGGACACAGGCACGACCCCGTGCCAGATTCGAACGAGTACTTCCACATCGTGCACTACTCGTCATGCGAGGCGTGGAACTGCGTGTCGACGGATACGGTCATGTTCTACTCCCCGTCGTACTCGTGGTGGATGGCCGAACAGGCGTTCGGACGCATCGACCGCATGAACACCGCGTACAGGACGCTGTACTGCCACAGACTCCTCTCCGACTCGACGATCGGCAGAGCCATCATGGACTGCCAGGCGAGGAAGGGGAGGTTCAACGAAGCAGCCTGGAAGGGCTGAGACCGCGCACTGCGAAAGGAGAACATGATGTGCGACAACGAGATGACGAACGGCGTCTACCTCTGGACGGACGCCGGCCAGTTCGGGGCCTACCTCACCGAGGCCGAGGAGCTGGCCCTCACCGAGGTCTTCCACTACTTCCCCGTGACGGACGTGAGGTGGACGTCCTTCGTCCACTTCCGCCCCGCTTACTGCAACGGCAAGGACAGGGAGGAGGAGATCTGGCGCGCCGTCAGGGTCAAGAACAACTTCATGAGCGCCATGGACAAGCTGGGGAAGCGCGCCGTCGGCTGCCCCTTCGACTGGGACGAGATCCGAGACTGGGTGCAGCCCGGCAACGTCTGGTCCGTGAGCCGGAACCACAGCGACAGGGGGTACCCGAGGTTCCAGTACGGCGCATAGTGAAGGAATCCCCTACCCGAAAGGAATCGCCATGAACCACTGGCTCGACCGTGGGCGCCGTAAGATCGCTCAGGACAAGATGACCATCTTCGGATGGGACGACGAGCTCTTCATCCAGATCTTCCTCGAGAACTTCCGTCACTCCCGCCACGACTGGCGGCGGATCCACTGGCTCCTCCTGGCCGGCATCAGCTCATTGAGGCTGCGCTGGGAGATGCGCGGTTGGATCCGTCCGGCCGAGGGCGGGGTGTACGCGGACATCCTCGTGGATGAGAGCCCGCTCTTCGTCCCGATCCCGAAGGACGTCTCGCGCCTTGTGCGATCCTACTGGATCTACGTCTACCTCAGTGGTCTCATCAGGTATCACCTCTGAGACCTTCGCTCATACTCCGCAAGGGGTATGAGTTTTTCGCAAGGGGGATAGTGAGATACCCCCTATCAGAAAGGAAACCCCTACCATGTACACCATTTCCGCTTCTTGGATCGACTTCGTCACCTCCCTTGCTAGGGACTTCGACGAGGACGAACTGTGGTGCCTGCTCACGCAGTGCAGGGCCCGTCTCCACTCTCCGATTCGTTTCATCTACTTCTTCGTGATCAATATCCTTGCGAAGTTCGCGATGAGACACGAACCGAAGACCTGGACGGCGGACCACCGCCTTGTGTGGCTCACCCCAGTGCGTCCTCTCGTCCTCTCCTACCGAGAGAGGTGGCCGTACGCGGTCCTCGCCCTGGAACTGGCCAAGATGAAGAGGGAGGTCAACAACATCTGACCCTCAACCCATGCCCACAAGTGGCATGGGCTCTTGTTTTTCGCCAATTGTGTAACAGAAACCACAATTTTAACAAAGGTGATAGTGAACCACCAACCTCTACCCGAAAGGACCACCATCATGAACACCACCATCAAGCTGTCCCCCCGTGCCCGCATCCTCATTGTGAGGCTCGACACTCTCGCGTCTGCCACCAAGGCAGCCCGCGAGGAGCTCGAGTCCCTCTCAATCTTCAGGATCGGCCGGAAGAAGGAACTGCGTGATATGATCAACGCTTTCACCGAGGAAGGCGCCCGTGCACTGCACGAGCTCAACTCAATGGCACTCAACCCCTACGCCTGAGCCGAGCTCGGTAGCCGCACGGGCTACCTTTTTTCGCCCGGGTCATAGTGAAGGAATCCACTACTTGAAAGGAACCCGTCATGAACATGCTTCACTGGCTCTGCGGCTCTTGCCGCGCCGAGTACCGGGACCGCATCCTCCGATTCGACGTGACCAAGAAGGACCTTCGTCGCACCCCTCTACGCCGCCAGCAATCTGGCCGCGGGAGGGTTGCTCGGAAAGTCCATCCGCATGTATGAGAAGTGGGCGTACGTCGACGTGGCCGAGAAGGCCGACGACTTTCCCTACTTCATCCCGTTCCCGGAGACGCTGTCTCCCAGGCACCGCAAGATCTGGGCCTATGTCTACGTGAACGGTCTCCTCAGATTCAGCTGAGACCTTCGCTCATACCTCGCAAGGGGTATGAGTTTTTCGCATGGGGGATAGTGAGATACCCCCTATCAGAAAGGACACTCCCATGCTCTGCAACATCCGTTTCTCCGGCACCGACTACATCGTCCACCTCTCGTTCCGAGAGTTCGCGGACGCGACCTGTGCCCGTGACTTCTACGGACCCGCGATGAAGCTCACCGACCTGGACGATGACGTCTTCTTCCGCCCCATCGTGCGCCCCGCGTACATGAGGGACGAGAAGAGCGCCTATATCGCCTACGAGCGCATGCTGGTCTCCCTCAAGAAGATCCGGACCAGGCTCGTGTCTGCGTACGACCTCGACGAGGACACCGAAGCGATGCTGTACGGATGGAACATCGAGGAGGTCAAGCCCCTCAACTGATCACTCTCAGGCGCATGCCCCACACGGGGCATGCGTTTTCGCCATGGGCCATAGTGACAAGCACCTGCACTTGAAAGGACCCACCATGCCCGACATCTTCGCCTTCGGCACCCCCAACACGGGATCGCTCTGGCAGGACTACATCGTCGCTATGGCCTGGTACCACTCGGAGGACTACCTCCTCTGGCTCATCCGCAAGGGAAGGACCGGCAAGAACGTGCTGGCGAACCTCACCATCGCTTTGGAGGACCGTATGGCCCGAAAGGCGATGGCCGGGGAGCACCACTCGTTCGAGAACGGAATCCTGACCTGGCACAGCCAGTGGGGGGATGTCTCTTTGGATCGTCGGTACAAGTATCCGTATGCGATGATGGCATTCTCCCAGACACTCGTCTTGAAGAGGGTCGCCAAGACCGTCAAGTGACCTCAAGAAGGTCTGTCGCCCTGATTCACACGGATCAGGGTTTTTGCGCAGATGTGATGGATGGGGTTGGTGTTACTCAATGAGGAGTTCGGGAGCTGTTCGCTGTCGGCGTAATGTAACAGTTAGGTAACGGTTTGGTAACGAAACGGTAACGTTACGGGTGTGACAGATGGGGCTGGTGTGCGTGGAATGTGATTTCGCCGGAATGTCAGTGAGGGTTGGCCCACTTTTGTGGGCCAATGGCCCAGTAAAGTGGGCCAGGACTTTTCGTTGGAATTGCAACGAAATCTCGATGTCGTGGCCCACTTTTGAGCATATACCCTATAAAGTTTTTAAAAAGATAGAGTAGTATATATAGTGATCTACGCCACATCCTGCCGTGACGAAGCCTCCGCAACAGCGTATCTTTTTAAAAAAGTTTTTGGCCATTTTCCTCAAAAGTGGGCCAAAACGAGACGAAACGTTGCAATTCCAACGAAAAGTCCTGGCCCACTTTGCGTTACAAAGTGGGCCAAAAGTGGGCCAAAAGTGGGTTCACACATAGTCATAATCATACTCCACATCAGAAACGTTGCAATTCCAACGAAAAGTGGCAATTCGCCTCATCCCCCTCAGCGGCCACACTAGTCACTTTGACGCTGTTTGAGCATGTTCAAGCAAAGTTCATCTAATGACCCTCCGAAAGTTTAACATCCGTATACACCTGTGTACATCAGCCCCAACAGCCCCAAATCTTCATTGACATTCCGTAGTTGGGGTATAAACACATGGGTCATAGTGAAAGGTACCGCCCCTTTGCCCATCGCAAGGGGCATGCCTTTCGTCTTCGACGGAAAGGAGAATCATGTCGAAGCGAAACCCGGAGGGGATCATCCAGGATGAGATCGTTCGCCACGTCGAACGCCACCTCGGGGGCATCTGTCTCAAGAACGACGCCACGTCGCGTCAGGGCATCCCCGACCTCACGGTCTTCCTCCCCGGAGGCGCGACCGTCCTCCTCGAGGTGAAGCGGTCACGACCTTCGCCCTCCTCTTACAGGCCGAATCAGCAGTACTACCTCGACCGCTTCCGGGAGATGCGCCACACGGCGTGGACGGTCTTCCCGGGCAACATCCGCCAGGTCAAGGACAACCTGACCTTCCTCGCCGAGAAGGACGCGGCGTGATCTTCAACCAGCACCCGAAGCTGGAGGGGTTGCATGCCTTCCTCTCGCCGAGCAAGTACCATTGGATCAATTACGATCCCACCGCCCTCGTCGAGGCCTTCCGCCGGCACGAGGGCGCCGCCCTCGGCACGAGGTTGCACGCCCTCGCCGCGGAGCACATCCGCCTCGGCATCCGCATGCCCCGGAACAGAATCACCATCAACGCGTACGTCAACGATGCGATCGGCTTCGGCATGACGCCGGAGCAGCCGCTGTTCTACTCCGTCAACGCATTCGGGACGGCCGATGCCATTCTCTTCGATGAGAGGGCGTCCCTCCTCCGCGTGCATGACCTCAAGACCGGCGTCACACCCGCGAGTATCAACCAGCTCCTGGTGTACGCCGCCCTCTTCTCCCTGGAGTACGAGATCCCGCCTTCGGAGTACACCTCCGAGCTCCGGATCTATCAGAACGACGAGATCCTCAAGGTTCGACCGAACCCCGAGGAGATCTCGTCCATCATGGCCACCATCGTCGACTTCGACACCGCCATCGAGAAGATGAAGAGGGGGGACCCCGTCGATGAGTGATCTCGCGCATTCCGGGAAGCCCCACCAGGGCTCCACTCCGCACTCCGGACGCTACAAGTGGGGGTCCGGCAAGGATCCCTACCAGACGTCCACCGACTTCCTCGCCGAGGTCTCCCGCCTCCAGAAGAAGCTGGGGATGAAGGAGACCGAGGTCGCTGAGGCCCTCGGAATGAACACCACGGAGCTTCGAGCCAGGAAGACCGCTGCCAAGAGCGCCAAGCGTGAGGGGGACATCGCCAGGGCCCGTCAGATGCGGGAGAAGGGGATGTCCTACTCCGCCATCGCGGAGAAGCTCGGCGTCTCGACCACGACGGCCAAGACCCTCTCCGAGGGGGGCGCGCTCGCCAAGAGCGCCAAGACCGAGATCGCCGCCAAGGTGCTCAAGGAGAACATTAAGGCGCACAAGTACATCGAGTACGGTCTCGGCACGGAGATCGCGCTCGACTGCTCCACCACCCAGCTCAAGACAGCCGTCCAGATGCTGAAGGACGAGGGGTACGAGTCCCACGAGGTCTTCATCCGTCAGGTCGGCACCGGGAAGAGCAAGTTCACCACTCTCAAGGTGCTCACCCCTCCCGGAACGAAGAAGTCGGAGGTCATGGAGCACATCGGGGAGATCCGTGCGCCCATGGTCCACATCGACACCGGGGGGAAGCTCACCGGTGTCATGCAGAAGCCCATCCCCATCTCCTCCAAGAGGGTGAAGGTGGTCTACGACGAGGACGGCGGATCCAAGATGGACGGCGTCATCGAGCTCCGTCGTGGCGTCCCCGAGCTCACCATAGCCAACGGCGTGTACGCCCAGGTCCGCATTTCTGTGGATGGGACGCACTACCTCAAGGGCATGGCCGTGTACGCCGACGACCTCCCGAAGGGCGTCGACGTCCGCTTCAACACCAATAAGAAGCGGGGAACGCCCATGACGGGGCCGAAGGACAACACGGTCCTCAAGCCCGCCGATCCCGACAACCCCAGGAACCCGTTCGGCGCCACGGTCACGCAGCGTCAGTACAAGGATCCGAAGACCGGGAAGAGCAAGCTCTCCGCACTGAACTACGTCAGGGAGGAGGGCGATTGGGACGCCTGGTCCCGAACGCTCCCCTCGCAGTACCTCAGCAAGCAGCTGCTCTCCCAGGCCAAGAAGCAGCTCAAGGTCACCAGGGACAAGCAGAGGGCCGAGTTCGACGAGATCATGCGTCTCACGAACCCGGTCATCAAGAAGAAGCTCCTGGAGTCCTTCGCCGACGAGTGCGACGCCAAGGCGGTCTCCTTGCAGGCCGCCCCCTATCCGAGGCAGTCCATCCAGGTCATGCTCCCCGTTCCGAGCATGAAACCCACCGAGGTTTACGCGCCGAACTACAAGCACGGCGAACGAGTGGCTCTGGTGCGCTACCCGCACGCCGGAACCTTCGAGATCCCGGAGCTCACGGTCAACAACCGCCACAAGAGGGCCATCGCCCGGATCGGGAAGAACGCCAAGGACGCGATCGGAGTCCATCACTCCGTGGCCGAACGCCTGTCGGGGGCGGACTTCGATGGGGACTTCGTCCTCGTCGTGCCCAACAACGACGGCAAGGTTCGTTCGACTCCGCCCCTTCGAGGGCTTGAGGGGTACGACCCCAAAAGGGCCTATCCCAAACGGGAGGGCATGAAGGTGATGAAGAAGGGACCGCAGACCCAGATGCAGATGGGCCGCGTCTCGAACCTCATCACCGACATGACCATTCGAGGGGCGACCAAGGCCGAGATCGCCAGGGCGGTTCGTCACAGCATGACTGTCATCGACGCCGCCAAGCACGAACTCGACTGGCAGCAGTCCGAGAAGGACAACGACATCGCCGGTCTTCGGAAGAAGTACCAGAGCGGACCCATGGGCGGCGCCGCCACTCTGGTCTCCAGAGCCAAGTCCCCCGTTTACAGGGAGCAGACCAGGGCTCGAAGGGCCAGCGAGGGCGGCGCCATCGACCCGAAGACCGGGGATCTCGTTAGGGTGCCCACCGGAAGAGGGCACTTCGCCAAGATCAAGCGACCCGACGGGACTTGGGAGACCACTGACAAGTGGATCCCGGAGATGGAGACCATCCCCAAGATGTCCTCCGTCAGGGACGCCCGCTCCCTCTCCTCCGGCACCAGAATGGAAGGGGCCTACGCCGATCACGCCAACGCTCTCAAGCAGATGGCGAGAGATGCGAGACTGGCCTCCCTCCGTGTTGGAAAGCTCCCCCAGTCGAAAGCGGCCAAGGTCAAATACGCCCCCGAGGTCGAATCCCTCAAGGGCAAATTGAAACGGGCCTATGCCGCCAAGCCTAGGGAGCGACAGGCTCAAGTCGTGGCCAATGCTGCTGCTCGTCTTGCGCTCCAGGACAATCCGGAGCTCCGCACCGACAAAGACGCCCGGGCCAAGATGGAAAGGCGGATGCTGGGCGAGGCCCGGGCCAGAACGGGAGCCCGCCGTTACCAGATCGAGATCACGGACAGGGAGTGGAAGGCCATTCAGGAGGGGGCCATCTCCCACAACATGCTCGATGAGATCATTCAGAACACCGATACCGACAGGGTCCGTGCTCTGGCGACGCCCAAAGCCGCCTCCTCAGTCTCAGCCGCTAAGAAGTCCAAGATTCGACTGCTCAAGAATCGGGGCTACACCAACGACGAGATCGCAGAGGCCTGCGGTATGAGCGCTTCATCTGTGGTGCGCCTCATGAAGGACGAGGGATACGGCAAGGGCTATCAGTACGCGCACAACACGAAGGACAAGCTCACGAACATGCAGTGTCTGCCCGACGATCTTCTGGGAAGCGTCTACTACGAGCCGACGGAGGAGGGACTTGAGGGACGCTTCAAAGAACGGCTTTTGAGCATCAAGCGTTGGAAGAAGGAGCATGGCGCGAAGTAGCGGCGGTGAAGAAGCGAGCGGTGTGATTTCTATGGAGGAGGGGAAGTC